TGTCATCGCATCAAGAATCCCAAGGCGCAAAGGACGAAGGCCGCGCTGTTTCTGATGAAGCAGATTGGGCGTGTGTATGCCCTCAGCGGCACACCTATGAGCAATAGGCCAGCAGAAATGTGGCCTGTGCTGCATGGCTTGGGCATCTATCGTGGCGGCTGGTTTGACTTTGTGCATCGGTATGCCAAAGCCTGGAATCCACCATGGGGTGGTCTGGATGTTTCGGGTGCGTCGAACATTCCAGAACTCAAGGCGATGATGAAGCCTTATGTCCTGCGCCGGAAAAAAGAAGACATCTTCATGAACTACCAAGAGCCGCAGGTGTCTTTGATTACGTTTGACCTGGCGGTGGATAAGCGTGAGCAAGAGTTTGATGTCGATGCCTTGATGGCCAACCCGAACGCGCTGCTGGCCTTTGAGGGGCTGTCAGAAGTGATGCGCGAGGCTGGCATTCGCAAAGCGCCATTGGCTGCGGACTTCATTGATGACCTGCTACACGCTGGTGAGCCTGTTGTGGTCTTTGCGCACCACAAGGAGGTGGTCAACATTCTGGAAGACGAGTTGCGCGTCCACAAGCCTGTCAAGGTGGTTGGCGATACGCCCAAAGCGCAGCGTCAAAAGAACATTGATGCCTTCCAATCTGGCAAAACGAAATGCTTTATCGGCAACCTGGCCTCATGCAGCGAGGGCATTGACCTGTCGGTCGCGGACACCATCGTTTTTGTTGAGCCAACCTGGCAGACCAGCGCCTTAGAGCAGGCCAGCAGCAGGGTGGAAAACATCACCAAGAACGGCACAAAGCCGCTGATCTATCTGCTGACAGTGCGTGCCTCGCTGGACCATAACATCCTAAAACGTGTGATCGAAAAGCAGAACATCATCAATCAGATTATTTAAAGGAGCCACCATGCAACACGCAGAACGCAAACACGCCCGACTGTCGGCCTCACGCACAGAACGCTTCATGGCCTGCCCAGGCTCTGTCCGGCTTGAAGCGCAAATGCCATACGAGCCACCGGGCGAGGCCGCGGCCATTGGCACGCACATCCATGAACTGTCAGAGAAACTCCTTAGAGGCGAAGAACTCGACAGCCCAGATCTGGACCCCGAACACGTTGCGATGGCGCAGGAATACGCCAATTTCGTCAACACGCTGGTGGCGAATCCGCGCAAAAAACTCATTGAGGTCAACGTTGATGCAGGCTTGAAGTCACTGCATCCATCGCTCGGCGGCACTGCTGACGCTGTATTGGTTGATGGTGACCACTTACATTGCGTGGATTTAAAAACTGGCAGAGTGCCAGTCGAAGCCAAGGACAACAAGCAATTGCTGACCTATGCCCTGGGCGTCATGCGGCAGTTCAACGCGCCAGCCACCATCCAGTGCACCATGCACATCTTCCAACCCCGTGCTGGCCACTCCAAGTGGACCGTCTCCGGCATGGACCTGATCAGTCATGGCTTGGAACTGAAGAAGGCGGCGGAACTGGCCCTCAGTCCAGACGCGCCCGTCATCCCAAGCCCTGATGCCTGCAAATACTGCAAGGCCAAGATCATCTGCCCAGCCATGCGCCAAAAGGTCCAAGACAACGCCCGCAAGGACTTTGCACCCGACACATCCATCACGCCAGAAATGCTGGACTTGGCCCACCTTGCGGCCGACTGGTCAGAGGCCGTCATCAACACTGCCAAGCAGCAGTTGACCAACGGCGCAACGATTAGTGGATGGAATTTAAAGCCAGGCCGCAAGACCCGTTTCTGGAAGTCTGAAGCCTTGGCAGCGGCTGCTTTAAAAGACCACCCAGAAGCCTTCAGCCTTAAGTCGCCATCAGCTATCGCCGACCTCAAGATCGAGGTGTCCGATGACCTGATTGGCGTGAAGCAGGCAGCTGCCAGTCTGGCCAGAGAAAAGGCCAAAAAGGCCCAAGACTAGAATCCCCATTCCCAAAAGAAAAACCCCTGGCTGGCGCGCACCAGTCAGGGGGAATTTGCAAAGAAAATCAAGGAGAGTTTGCAGTGATTATTTTATCAGCAGGTACAGCCAGAGGTGTTTGCCATGGCTAAAAAGACATTCGGATTTATCGCCAAGAACTTGGCAGCCTTGGGCTATGAGCCTGTCCCAATCATTCGAGGCGAGAAGCGGCCAGCGGTGGACAAGTGGCAGGCTGGCGGGTGGGAAGCCCATGCCGCCCAATACGAAACCAACTACACAGGGCTGCTCACCCGGTACAACCCCGGCGTGGACATTGATGTGTCAGACGAGGAACTGGTCCAGGCCATCCGCGCCATCGTCTTTGATGTCGCTGGGTGTCATGAAATGCCACCACCCCGGCGCATCGGCAACGCTCCTCGCGAGTTGCTGCTGTTTCGCACCGAGGAGGAGTTCCCCAAGGTCAGCACAGCAGCCTACGCGCTCAAGACCGACAAGCCAGACGCCAATGGCAAGGTCAAAGGCTCCAAGGTCGAGATCTTGGCCAGCGGGCAGCAGTTTGTGGCCTATGCCCTGCACCCCGACACGGGCAAGCCCTACAACTGGAACGGTGGTGGTGAGCCTTTGATGATGGAGCGCAGCAAGCTGGTCACGCTGGACGAGGACCAGGCCAAGGAGATCGTCGCCCGGTGTGAGGTGCTGCTGTCCTTGCACGGGCAGCTTGTCGAACGCAGGTCAATCACGGCAGACGCAGGCGGCACGCTGGCAGATCGCATCCCGAACGAGCGCCAAGAAGCCGATGACCCAATCTTGGCCATGGCCGCAGTCGGTGCGATGCCCAACCCCAACCTGCCGTTTGATGACTGGCTGCGCGTCCTGTACGCCACCAAGGGCGCACTCAAGGAAGAAGGCCGCACAGCCTTCATGCGCTGGTCGGCCAAGTCCATCAAGCACGACCAAGCCTTTGCCGACAAGGAGTGGCACAAGGCGCGGCCAACCCTTTTGGGTGCTGGGTCGCTCATCTGGATGGCCAAGAAGCTGGGCTGGTCGCCCGTGTCCACGCAGTTGGCAAAGCAGGCCAGCCCGGTTGGTGTGGTGGCCGACGAGGACGGCGAGGTGGCCTCGCTGGTGTGGCCGCATATGTCCAGCGGAAAAACCCCCAAGCCGCTGAACACGCTGGAAAACTTTGCCACCCTGTCCCGGTTTCTTGGGGTCGAGTACCGCATGAACATGATGACGGGCGAGGAGGTGGTCCACATCCCTGGCATGACCGTGGCCGAAGGCTGCGAGGCCAACAGCGCGGTCACGCACATGATGAGCCAGGCTCATCTGGTGAGCCTGCCGTCCAGCCTGGTGCCGGAATATATGTCCATGCTTTGTGCGCAGAACCCGTTTCACCCTGCCCAGCAGTGGGTGGATTCACGGCCTTGGGATGGCGTGAGCCGGATGCCGCTGTGGCTGGCCACCATCAAGGCGGTGGATGAGGCGCTCAAGGTGCAGATGATGCGCCGCTGGGCTATCAGCGCCATTGCCGCCCTGTACAGGCCAGGCGGTGTCAGCGCCCATGGCGTGCTGACCTTCTTGGGTCCGCAGGGTATTGGCAAGACAAGCTGGTTCCTGTCGCTGGTGCCGCAGGGCTTGGGCTTTGCCAAGGACGGGATGATCTTGCGGCCTGACAGCCCAGACAGCGTGCGCCAGGTCACGGCCAATTGGCTGGTGGAGTTGGGTGAACTGGACGCGACCTTTCGCAAGTCTGACATCGCGGCCCTCAAAGCCTTCATCACCCAAGCCAGCGATACATACAGATTGCCCTACGCCCGCAAAAACACGGTCAACCCTCGCCGGACGGTTTTCTTTGCGTCAGTCAATGATTCCAAGTTCCTGTCTGACAACACGGGCAACCGCAGGTATTGGACGATTGACTGCACAGACATTAACTATCGTCACCAGATTGATATGCAGCAGTTTTGGGCCGAGGTCAAAACCATGTACGAGGCTGGCGAGTCTTGGTATCTGGATGAAGCCGAGTTGGCCAGCCTGAACGAGTCCAACGAGCAGTTCATGACGCTGGATCCGATCTCCGAAAGATTGGAGACCAGGCTGGATTGGGAGGCTCCAGCATTTGACTGGCAGTGGCGCACAGCCACCGATGTGGCCTTGTCGCTGGGGTTGGCGAATCCCAATCGGGCAGATGTGACGAGGGTGGCAACCTACCTGCAAAAAAACAGGGGCTGCACTCGACGCAGGTCTAATGGCGTGACCATGACTTTGGTTCCACCTCCATTTTTCGCGTAAAGGTTACCCGTTGCACCTATGGTCGCACTTGCCGCAAACACCGATGTTTATTGGCTTTGTGTAACCTAGTGCAACCTAGTGCAACTAATTTATATGAAATGGATATTGGAGTAAATATGGGAAATACACACATAGATTACGCAAATAAAAAGGTTAAGCAAGTGGATGCCCTGGATGCACCAGATGCACTGTCTGGGTTTTTGGAGGATGACCGGGTGACTTGCGACACCTGCCAGCATTGCGGCACAAAAGATGCCGACGAGTTCATTGACCTTGACCGTGCCAAACAGCTTAGGAGCATGGGCAAGCGGCTTGGATTGAAAGGTGACAGGTTTGAGCAAAAGGGCAAGTGGTTGAGGATTTCTTGGACTGAAGGCCACTGCGCTGCCACGGGCTTTTCGCCACAACCGAGCCAACTGCCACATCGCTGCCACTTGTATTGCAAGGCAACTGAGAAGCCTTCATCGGTAGAATCCGATGCATGGTGGCTCGACTGAGAAAAAGCATTGAACACACTGAACAGGTCAAACTGGTGCAGCGCGTGCGTGCCTTCTACCCAGACACCATCATTGCGGCGATACCGAACGGAGGCGATAGAACGGCCTCAGAGCGCGTTAGGCTGCATCAGGAGGGGGTACTGGCTGGTATGCCGGATCTTTGCGTCCTGGAGGCTAAAAACGGCTTCCACGGGCTTTTTGTGGAGATGAAGACTAAGACGGGGCAGCAAAGCAAAGAGCAAAAGGCTTTGCAGTTGCAATTAAACAACAGTGGATACCTTTGCACGGTTGCACGGTCAGCCAGCGAAGGCTTTGAAATCATTAAGGGGTATCTGGATGGCAAGGAATACATTGGCCGAGATAGCTGACCAAGGCGCAGCCAACATCGCAGCCGCACAAAAGAAAAAGGCCGAGATCAGTGTGGCCAATAAAGCAATCCACGCATTCGGGGGTGAGGATGCCGTCCTCGAATTCATTGCATCCGGCGGCACGATCTCCGCACTGTGCAAGGTATTGGGGATCGGGAATACGACATTTGACCGATGGGTCGAAAGAGGCGGCGAGGAGCGCATGGCTGCTTACGCGCGTGCGCGTGTGCGTGCAGGGCAGAGTTTAGCCGAGCAGACCATCGACATCGCCGACGCAGCGACCGTGCAGGAAGTGCAACTGGCCAAGCTGCGCTGCGACAGACGCGCCTGGCTGGCGTCTAAGCTATCCGAGGAATTCAGCGACAAGCAGCAGCCGCTGGTCAACATCGACCTGGGCAGCATGGCGCTCGATGCGCTGCGCAAACGCAGCATTACGCATACCGATGACTGACGTTGCTTCTTACAACGACCATTATGTAAAGTCGTCTTGTAGTTATCCACAGATTTATGGATACGTTATGTTTACGTATCAAGTTATCCACAGGAATGTGTGGATAAGTGTGGACAAATACCTGTGGACAGGTTGACCCGGCCTGGCGGTCGGCGGCTTGGACCCCCCCCATCGGGCCGCGCGGCGGGGGCGGCTGCTGCTGAGCCTGACATCTATCTGCATACCCTGCATAAAAAAAATTTTAACTTTGCACCTGATGACCCCAGGCAACCGCCCCCATATCTGCCCCCATATCTGCCCCCATAAAAAAATTTTAAAAACTTCTTTACATCATCAGTCACTTGCGCTAAAGTGCAATTCCCATTTAACCAGGAGAAACCGATGAACACGACATTACTGACCAAAGTGCGGACCCTTTATCCGAACAGCCGCCACAACCAACGCCAGTGGATCAAGAGCATTCGCCATCTGGGGGATCGCTGGCTGGTGCGCAGTCCGCAGCCCAAGCAGGTGTTGATGGAGCAGGCGGCTGGGAGGATGGTATGAGCAAGAAGGACCTGATCTTGCTGATGGCGCTGGTCATTGCCTCGGTGTGTATATCTGCCGCCGTCCTGTATTGGCTGGTGCAGATGATTGTGTTTATGTGGAGGCTGGCATGAGTAAAGAAGCAATGAAGCTGGCGCTGGAGGCGTTGGAAGAAACAGTTCACTGGCGAACAACCGGCATTGGCCGCCCACCCGAGCAAACAGCGATGGACGCCATCACCGCCCTGCGCCAAGCCCTTGCCAACGAAGCCCTCGACAAGATGGCAGAGAACGCCAGAGAGTTGGGGCTGGACTATGAGCCTTCAGCCGGGATGCAGGTCAGCAAGGTCTGGTGGGATGGCGAGAAGCTGATGGCAAAGCCAATCCCGCTGGATCAGTTCTACCAAGAGCCAGCACAGCAGGAGCCTGTGGCGTGGCCTTGCTTGATTGCAGAGGCAGACTTTGCAGAAAACACCGTGACTTTGGCAATGCAATGCACAGACTACAAAGTTTCTGCGGGTAAGCATTGGCTATCCAACACCCCACCAGCACAGCGCACATGGGCTGGGCTGACGGATGAGGAGCTAAGGCCGCTGTGTGCTGAAAACTACATCGTTTTTGGCGCATATACGGTTGACTTTATTCAAGCCATCGAAGCCAAACTCAAGGAGAAGAACAATGGATGAAGGTTACTACTGTGTGGTCTGCGGCAGATTCCTACTGGCCGTCGATAGTGTGATCGTGCATGACAACGTGCCGCACCCAGACATGACGTTTGACGATGAGGAGAATCCGCAATGAGCGAACAACTGATGACACAAGAGGAGTTGGCCTTCCGATGGAAGATTAGCGAGGCAACACTGGAGCGCGACAGATCGTTGAAACAGGGATGTCGTTATCTCAAGATCGGCGGACTGATCCGCTACAAGATGCAAGATGTACTGGAGTACGAAGACGCATGTGCGCATGAACCGAAAGCAGCCAAACTCAAGGAGAAGAACACATGAAGACCGTAATTGAAATGGCGCGTGAGGCTGGGCTTATTGCGTTAAACGTGGAGTGCGACCCGACATACGCCCCAATCATTGAACGCTTTGCCGAGCTTGTCCGTGCTGACGAGCGTGAGAAATACAAATGGGACGTTCACTCATGCGGCCCAGCCTGCAAGCGGTATGCGTGTGTTGCTATTCGAGAGGCTGTAGAGGCAAGCCGCAACGCAACGCTGGACGAGATCGCCAAGAAGATCGAAGCCATGCCATTCGGTGACACAGCCGCCAGCTTTGCCGTCTGGATCAGGGAGCAGAAACAATGACCTGCCAACACCGATGGGAGCCAACCCCAGACAAGCCGCTGTACCAATGCACCCGCTGCGGGGCGTTTTTGAGGATCATCAAATGAGGCCATACAGCCCGTGCATTGCGGTTTGCACGACCTTGTATGACGAGAAGTGCAAGGGCTGTGGCCGCACGTACATGGAGGTGGCAGGCTGGAACGAGATGACGCCGCATGACCGGGAGGTGGTGTGGCAGCGGATTGACAAGGAGCAGACAGCCTGGCGGTACAACAGATACAAGGACAGAGTGAAGTGACAACATTGAACACAGGCCAGCACGTGATCAGGGCGCTGGAGGCACTGGGCGAGTTTGGCCGCATGAGTGCGCAGGAGTTTGCCGATTGGGCTGAGATCAGCAGGTATGACGCCCATGCGGTGCTAAGAAGGATGAACCAGCGCACCAAGGCTGGGGAAAAGAGAATTCACATTGCCGACTGGACGTATGGGCATGATGGGGCCAGAAGGTATCCGAGGCCCGTGTATGCCTTGGGGGACAGGCGTGACAAGGCCAAGCCCAAGGCCGACCCGGCTGCCAACAGGCGCAGGCATGAGCAGGGCAAGAACAAGATGTACCGCATGACGAGCGTTTTCAATTTGGCGTTGACACGGGACCAGATCAGAGAAATCAGAAAGGTGGTGGTATGAGCGACTTCAAGGTGCAGATGATTGAGCCGACTGTGGGCATGAAGCATGACGGCGGCAAGCTGGATTACACGCTTGTGCCGTGGGATGGGCTGGAAGATGTGATCAGGGTGCTGGAGTTTGGGGCCAAGAAGTACAGCCGCGACAACTGGCGCAAAGTTGACAACGCCGACACCCGCTACCTGGCCGCAGCGTTTCGGCATTTGGTGGCGCACAACAGCGGCGATGTCAATGACCCTGAGTCTGGCCTGCCGCACCTGGCGCACGCAGGGTGCTGCATCCTGTTTATGCTGGCAAAGGAACGGGCATAATTGCCAACTATGGCAAATGAAAACGTCTTCAAGCAGTGGGTGGACAGGTATCACCCTGACCCGGTGCTGTTTGTGCAGGAGGTGTTGGGGGTTGACCCTGACCCGTGGCAGATCAAGTTCCTGAAGGCGATTGCCCGTGGGGATCGAAAGATTTCGGTCCGAAGTGGCCACGGGGTGGGGAAATCTACGGCGTCTAGCTGGGCCATGCTGTGGTACTTCATGACCCGCAGCCCTGTCAAGGTGGTGGTGACTGCGCCGACATCTAGCCAGCTTTATGACGCCATGTTTGCGGAGTTGAAGCGGTGGATCAATGCGATGCCGCTGCCACTGCAAGGCTTGCTGACTGTCAAGCAAGAGCGTATTGAGTTCAACGCTGCGCCCACTGAGATGTTCATCTCAGCGCGTACCAGCCGGGCCGAGCAGCCGGAAGCCTTGCAAGGGATTCACTCAGAGAATGTGATGCTGGTGGCCGACGAGGCGTCTGGTGTGCCGGAGCAGGTGTTTGAGGCGGCGGCGGGAAGTATGTCTGGACACAACGCTGTCACGCTGCTGCTGGGCAACCCTGTGCGCTCGAGCGGGTTTTTCTACGACACGCACACCAGGCTGGCCGATGAATGGACCACGTTTCAGGTGTCGTGCTTGGACAGCCCGAGGGTGTCTGACGAGTACGTCAAAGAGATGCAGATGCGGTACGGCGAGGACAGCAACGTCTATCGCATCCGTGTCGTGGGTGAGTTCCCGAAGGGTGACGATGACACGGTGATCGCCATGGACCTGCTGGAGCAGGCGGTGAACCGGGATGTGGCCCCGAGCCAGCACGCACCGATTGTGTGGGGGCTGGACGTTGCGCGGTTTGGCTCTGACAGGTCGGCTTTGTGTAAGCGCCAAGGCAACGCCGTCACAGAGCCTGTGAGGACTTGGAAGAATCTGGACCTGATGCAACTGACCGGGGCGGTGGTAGCTGAGTACCAGGCGCTGGCCCCAAGCCAGCAGCCGCGGGAGATACTGGTGGACAGCATCGGCTTGGGGGCTGGCGTGGTGGATCGGTTAAGAGAACTGGGCCTGCCAGCGCGGGGCATCAACGTGGCCGAGAGTCCGGCCATGGGCAATACTTACAGAAACCTGAAGGCTGAACTCTGGTATCGGGCCAGAGCCTGGCTGGAGGCGCGGGACTGCAAGATGGCCAAGGACGAGGTGCTGATTGCTGAGTTGGCCACAGTGCGGTACAGCTTCACCAGTAACGGGAAGATTCAGATTGAGGGTAAAGACGAGATCAGAAAGCGCGGACTGCCGAGTCCCGACAAGGCTGACGCCTTTGTGCTGACGTTTGCAAGCGATGCGATCACGGGGATGTACGGGTCGGCGGCCAGCAATAAGTGGAGCCAGCCGCTGCGCAGAAACCTGTCGCGGGTCGCATAATCTGGTCAACCAACTGGAGGTTTATATGCGGATGAGCAAAGCGGACAAGAAAATTGGCAAGGTGATGGGCGAGTACAAGGCTGGCAAGCTGCACAGCGGCGGCACTGGCAAGGTGGTCAAGAGCCGCGACCAAGCCATCGCCATTGCAATGAGTGAAGCTGGCAAGTCGCTGCCCAAGCGCGGCAGCCGCACAGCAACCAACAGGAGCAAGAAATAATGGCCACGATGCAGCGCACCATGGAGCAAGCCATGGACCGTGAGGAGGGCATGGAAGATGAGGGCGAAAACTGCCCGATGCCAACCCTGGACATCACGCTCAACCTGAAGAACCGAGCCAAGGCGATCACCAGCGCCGGGTACGGGCCTGAAAACCCAAAGCTGCCCAATACAGCGTTTTGGGCGAAGAAGGCCGAGGAGTGGGACGTTTCTACCGATGACGCCAAGCAAAGCCTGTGCGGCAACTGCGCTGCCTTCAACGTGTCTGAGGACATCAAGGAGTGCATCGCCAAGGGCATCGGCATGGACGCCGACCCATGGGGCACGATTGAGTTGGCCGACCTGGGCTATTGCGAAATCTTTGACTTCAAGTGCGCAGCCAGCCGCACCTGCGATGCGTGGGTGGTGGGTGGCCCCAATACGGGTGAGCAAGAGGGCGAGGAATATGAGGAGGATGACGAATCATGAAGCCAGGTCTTTACGCAAACATTGCAGCCAAGCGTGAGCGCATCAAAGAAGGCTCGGGCGAGAAGATGCGCAAGCCTGGCACGAAGGGTGCGCCCACTGCGGCGGCTTTCAAAGCAGCGGCCAAGACGGCCAAGCCTGCCAAGGGCAAGAAATGAAGACACCAGCTTGGCAGCGTGCCGAGGGCAAAAGCCCCTCGGGTGGCTTGAACGCCAAGGGCAGAGCCAGTGCCAAGGCCGAGGGCATGAACCTGAAGGCTCCAGTCAAGTCGGGCGACAACCCAAGGCGGGCCAGCTTCTTGGCGCGGATGGGCAATATGCCTGGGCCTGAGATGAAAAACGGGGAGCCGACACGGCTGCTGCTGTCTTTGAAGGCTTGGGGCGCAAGTTCCAAGGAAGACGCCAAAGCCAAGGCCAAGGCCATATCGGCCCGAAATAAAGCTAAAAAATGATCCCAATTTGTATCTCGACTGTGCATGGCAAGGGTTTGGCGGTGCTGCTGGAGTCGATCAAGCAGTACGCACCAGAATGCCCTGTTTACCTGCGCGGGCCTGAAGCGGTGATTGAAAAGCACGATGCGTTTCTCAAGATCTACGGCCAGCCCAGCAACTTTGGCGACGATTACAACCATGTGATCGGTGAGGCGCTCAAGGACTGGAATGATTGCATCGTGGCCAACGATGACATCGTGCTGAACCCGGACAGCGTGAAGGTGCTGATGGAGGATGTGCAGATCATCAAGACCATGCACAGCGTGCGTGCTGGCTGGGTGGCATCACGCAGCGATGCTGCCAGGCCATGCCAAAACGTGCGGATCACTGACCAGCCCGAGCGCCTGCACTTTTACAAGTTCCCATCCGAGGCGCACATCAAAATGGCCGAGGAGGTCAGCCCGATATTTGCGTACATCACCAAAGAGGCATTTGGCGAGGGGTTTCCTCCGCTGAACTGGTACTCGGATGATGTCCACTGCCGCGACCTGATTGAGCGCGGGTACAGCCACTTTGTCAGCGCCAGCTATGTCCACCACATTGGCAGCCACACAATTGGCTTTGATGCAAAGAAACTGCACGACCAGGCCATGCCTTGGCTGCTAGAGAACAGGCCGGAATATGCAAAAGCCTGGTTTGACGCTTAACTTAGGGTCGGGCAAGGACTGGCAAGAGGATTGCCTGAACGCAGATATTCAGGCCAGCAAAGATCCAGACTGGCTGCTGGACATCACGAAAGTACCGTGGGGTGAGACAATTCGCACAAGGCTTGGCGAGTTGGAAATCAAGCAAGGGATGTTTGATGTCATCTTGGCCAACGATGTGCTGGAACACATCCCCGACCTAGTGGCGGCCATGACCAACTGCAAAAACCTGCTGAGAGTCGGCGGGGAGATGCGGATTCATGTGCCCTATGACCTGAGCCTTGGGGCTTGGCAAGATCCAACCCATGTTCGGGCATTCAATGAGAATTCCTGGCGCTATTACACCGATTGGCATTGGTATCTTAACTGGCCTGATCGGTTTGAGTTGACACGGCTGGAGATGCGTCTCTCAGCAGTCGGTGAGGCACTAAAATTGCCTCAAGACGAAATCCTCCGCACGCCACGGGCTGTGGATTCAATGTATGTGGTTCTCACAAAGGTCGCACCATGAACGAGCAAGACATCACCAACACGATCAACACCGACATTGTGGCCACCAAGCCCATGGATGATGCGGAGTTGCAGGCCATCATCTCGCAAGACCTGGTGGACGCGGTCAGCTATATCGACAGCGACATTTCTCCGACACGGGCCAAGGGCACTGAGTATTACCGTGGCGACCTGTTCGGCAACGAGGTGGACGGCAACAGCAAAGTGGTGGCCATGGAGGTGCGCGACACGGTGAGCGCCATGCTGCCAAGCCTGATGCGCGTTTTCTTCAGCACTGAGAATGTGGTGGAGTTTGTGCCTCGCGGGCCAGAGGATGTGAAGGGGGCGCAGCAGGCGACCGATTACGTCAACTACATTTTCCAAAACGACAACAACGGGTTTTTGACCAGTTACGCCATCTTCAAGGATGCGCTGGTGCGCAAGTGCGGCATTGCGAAGTTCTGGTGGGAGGATGACGAGAAGGTCAGCATCGACCAGTACACCGGGCTGGATGACCAGACGCTGGAAATGTTGATGCAGGAGCCTGACGCCGAGGTCAAGATTGTGGTGTCATACCCTGACCCCAACGTGGACGAGATGCAACTGATGACGGTGGACCCGATGACGGGTGCGCCTGTGGCTATGCCTGCGCCGATGCTGCACGATGTGCAGATCAAGCGCGTGACCAAGGATGGCCGCATCCGCATCATGGCCGTGCCGCCCGAGGAGTTGATCCTGAGCCGCCGCGCTCGGTCGTTTGACGATGGCAACGTCATCGCCCACCGACAGATGGCCACCGTGGCTGAGTTGATCGCCATGGGCTATGACCAGGACGAGATCGAGGAAAACCTGTCCTCCACCGACCTGGACAGCAACGACGAGTATCTGGCCCGCCAGCCGCTGTCCACGACATTTGGCACAGATGACGCAGCCAACCCGATGATGCGCCGGGTGCTGTATGTCGAGGCGTATGCGCGTGTGGACTATGACGGCGATGGCATTGCCGAGTTGCGCAAGGTCTGCTGCATGGGCAGCGGCTACAAGGTGGTTCGCAACCTGCCAGCGTCTTACATTCCCTTTGCCGATTTCCCATGTGACCCAGAGCCGCACACATCGCCACTGGAGGCGATGAGCATTTTTGACATTACCCGCGACTTGCAAGAAATCAAGTCCGAGATCCTGCGCAATACGCTGGACAGCTTGGCGCAGTCCATCCACCCACGCACCGCGGTGGTGGAGGGCCAGGTCAATATCGACGATGTGCTGAACAACGAGACAGGCGCGATCATCCGTATGCGTGCGCCTGGCATGGTCCAGCCATTGGCCACGCCTTTTGTTGGCCAGGCCGCATTCCCGATGATGGAATACATGGACCAGATCAAGGAGGACCGCACGGGCATGAGCAAGGCGGCCATGGGTCTGAACGCTGATGCCTTGCAGTCCAGCACCAAGGCGGCGGTGAACGCCACCATCAGCGCCAGCCAAGGTCGCATTGAACTCACCGCACGCCTGATGGCCGAGGGCATGAAAAAGCTGTTCAAGGGCATCTTGTTCCTGGTGACAACCCACCAAGACAAAGCCCGCATGGTGCGTATGCGCAACGAATGGGTGGCCATGGACCCACGCCATTGGGATGCCAACATGGATGCCAGCATCAACATTGGCTTGGGCTTGGGCGACATCAATGAGCGCCGCCAGGCTTTGATGATGATTTTGGCCAAGCAAGAGCAGATCCTCCAGCAGCTTGGCCCAGCCAACCCACTGGTGACGCCACAGCAGTTTTCCAACACGCTGCGCAAGGTGGTGGAATTGTCTGGCTTCAAGGATGCGTCCAGCTATTTTCAGGACATCCCAGCCGACTACGTGCCTCCAGCGCCACCCGCACCCAAGCCAACCCCAGAGGAAGTGCTGGCGCAGGTGCAGGCTGAGAGCATTCGGGCCGACATCCAGAAAAAGGCTGCGGAACTGGAACTCCAGCGCCAGCAGATGATCATGGAAGACGATCTCAAGCGAGATCAAATGGCCCAAGACCTGTATCTCAAGAAGTATGAAATTGAGTTAAAGTACAACTCACAGATCAGTACAGCCGAAATTGATGCGGCCCAGAATATTGATCGTGAAGCGATTCGCCAGCAGGCGCTATTGGCCCAGCAGCAAGCGGCTCAACTTATTGAGCAGCAGCAGCCACCAGCACCGATGGCGACACCATCAACCTTTAACGGAATGGCACAGTGACCAACGAAGACCAGATTAGAAAGGGCCGAAAGGCCCAGCAGATTCTTGAGGACGAAACCCTCAATACTGCGATTGCGAAACTTGAAGGGGATCAGCTTTGGGCATTTCGGTCATCGAAACCCGAAGAATCCGCGAAGCGTGAGACAGCTTGGTGTATGTTGCAGGCCATTGATGGCTTGCGGCAGGAACTGATCAAGATCATGGACAACGGCAAGATTGCCCAAAAGTCTGTCGAGCGTGCGCAGAAACTAATTTGAGGTAAATGATGTCAGAATCCCAAGCAATGAATGTGGCCGATGCGGCCACTGCTATCTCGGCAATGATGGCCCCTGAGGAAGGACAAGCACAAGTTGACGAGACGCAGCCAGTCGAGGAGTCCCAAGAGGACACCGAGACAGCGGCCTCTGAGGGGGAATCCCCTGGTGTGGAAGACGCGCCAGAGGAGGAAACCGCAGAGGAACAGTCCGAAGAAAGTGACGAGCAAGAGGAGCAAGAACAGGCACAGACTTTCACCGTCAAAGTTGACGGCAAGGAAGTCGCTGTGACTCTGGAGGAACTCCAAAACGGCTATTCACGGACACAGGACTACACCCGCAAAACGCAGCAGATTGCCGAAGTGCGCAAGCAAGTCGAGCAAGAAACGCAGGCAGTGCGGGCCGAGCGTCAACAGTACGCTCAATTGTTGGATGCATTGCAAGCACAGATACAAGCGACCGAGCCGCAAGTCGATCTGGACCGTCTTTATAACGAAGACCCAATCGAGTGGGTGCGGCAAAAAGAGGTCATGCGCGAGAGACAAGAGAAAGCCCTGGCTATTCAGGCCGAGCAGCAAAGGCTGGCTCAACTCTCTCAGTATGAACAGCAGCGTGCCATGGAGGAACAACTCTCGAAAGAGAAGGACGCCTTGCTGGCAGCCTTGCCCGAGTGGCGAGATCCTAAGAAGGCGCAAGCCGAGAAGGCGCTGGTGGTTGAATCTGCAAAGGCCGCAGGTTTCTCTGAGGACGACTTGAACAGCGTGTATGACCACCGTCTGGTATTGCTCCTGCGTAAAGCAGGGCTGTACGACCAGATGATGAGCAAACGCCAGGGCATCAAGCCCGTTGTGAACAATGGCCCACGACCTGCCAAGCCTGGTGCAGCAGGTCGGGTTTCGACAACAACTGAGAGTACGAGGGCAAAGCAGCGTCTTGCAAAAACTGGCCGCATCGACGATGCGGTTTCTGCGATTGAACTTTTACTTAAATGAGGTAAATCATGGCTATTGTTAGCAACACCTTCTTGACCTATTCGGCCAAGGGCATCCGCGAAGATCTCAGCAATGTGATCACCAACATCTCCCCCGAGGAGACACCTTACATGAGCAACATTGGCCGTGAAAACGTGTCCAACAGCTTGTACGAGTGGCAAACCGACGCATTGGCCGCAGCCGCTGCCAACGCTCAACTGGAAGGCGACGACATCGGTACATTCGATTCCGTCACTCCTACCGTGCGTCTGCAAAACTACGCACAGATCAGTCGCAAGACCATCGTTTTGTCGGCCACTGAAGAAGTGGTTAACAAGGCAGGTCGCCGCAGCGAACTGGCTTACCAGATCGCCAAGCGCGGTGCTGAGATCAAGCGTGACCAGGAATTCTCCATGCTCAACGGCGCCATCGCTGTTGCTGGTGATTCCACAACCGCACGCGCCACTGCCTCGCTGGGTGCTTTTGTCAAGACCAACACTGACAAGCAAACCAACGGTGTTGACCCATCGTACACAACGCTGCCAAACAGCGCCCGTACCGATGGCAACGTGCGTACCTTCACAGAGACGATCTTGAAGAACGTCATCCAGAAGGTGTGGACTGCTGGTGGTACACCAAAGATCCTGATGTGCGGTCCTGTCAACAAGCAGCGCGTATCTGGTTTCTCTGGTATCGCTTCTTCACGCTTTAATATCGATGGCGGCGCAAAACCTGCTACTTTAGTGGGAGCAGTGGATATCTACGTCAGTGACTTCGGGAACGTGCAGGTCATTGCGAATAGGTTCCAACGTGAGCGTGACGCTTGGGTGATCGATCCTGACTACGCCAAGATGACCATGCTGCGTCCTTACCAGCAAGTCGAACTGGCCAAGACAGGCGACGCCGAGAAGCGTATGCTGATCGTTGAATGGGGTCACAAAGTGCTGGCAGAAAATGCCCACGGCCTGGCCGCTGACTTGGTTACTTCTTAAACCAAACGGGAAAGGGCCAAGGAAACTTGGCCCTTTTTTTTATGATTGAAAAAAAGCTGTTTGATGTAAACGCCGAGCAAGGCATCACCCGCCACTGGCACTACAACCACGACACCGACGAGGTGACGATCCAGACACAACAAGACGTCACAGACGTCATTGAGGCCAACAAAGCCATTTACAATTCAGTTGACGAGAAAGCCAATTGGACAGGGGAATGGCACTTGGTCGCAAGCATTCCAGAAGCCTTGTATTACAAGATGAAGGCCGAGGGAAAGATTGATGACCAAGAGTACATGAAGAAATGGCTCAACGATTCTGACAATCAGTTTTTTAGGACAAGACCTGGGAAAGTGTGATGGCTAGACCAAGAATTCCGATAGCGCAAAAAATTGAGAATAGTATTGTCAAAGTGCCCGAATCCGGCTGCTGGATTTGGCTTGGCTCCATTACTCCTCAAGGCTATGGGGCTTTGACATTTGGGGCAAAAACGCACCTCAATGCACACAGGACTTCATACGAGTTGAAGTATGGTCCGATTCCAAAGGATGTTATGGCCTTGCATCACTGTGATGTCAGATGCTGCGTCAACCCTGATCACATTTTCTTGGGCAACCAACAAGACAACATGACCGATAAGGTCTGTAAAAACAGGCAAGCTAAAGGCAGTAAGCACGGCCAAGCCAAGTTGACGGAGCAGCAAGCCAGAGAAGCAAAATTTGGCACTGCACGTCCAACTGAGTTGGCTAAGAAATTTAACTGTTCAGCCACCATGATTCGCCAAATCCGTGGCGGTCTTTATTGGAAACACTTGGAGAGTAAATGAGGAATTACATTGCAGTCTGCACGCCAGCGCGTGACCAGGTCCACACCCAATACACCTATTCTCTTGTCAACATGGTCGCGTACCACACGCTCAACACTCCAGACGCCATCAGTCTGAAATTGATGCAGGGCACGATCATTCAGAATCAGCGTGCGGATCTGTGCCTTGATGCCATGCGTGAGGGCTGCACCCACATCCTGTTCATTGACAGCGATATGACGTTCCCCCAGGACTTGGTTGGCCGCCTTTTGGCGCACGACAAAGAGATCGTGGCCGCCAACTGCGCACGCCGCAGGATGCCCACTGGCCCAACGGCTCAGGACTACGACGAGAACGGCAAGCGCATCCCTGTTTACACCATGCCAGAGTCCACTGGACTGCAAGAGGTGGGAAGCATTGGTACGGGCATAATGCTGATCAAGCGTGAAGTGTTTGAGGGAATGTCCGAGCCATGGTTTGATATGCCTTGGCAAACGACAAGGGGCTACATGGGAGAGGACGTTTTCTTCTGCAAGAAAGCCCAAGAACTCGGATACAAGGTCTATATCGACCACGATGTTTCCAAGGAGATTGGGCACATTGGCACGTTTGAATTCAGACACGACCACACCTGGATCGTGAAAGAAGAAATGGACAAAGAGGCTCAAAATGGCACTTAGCACTTATGCTGAACTGAGAACGTCAATCGGGGATTGGCTCAACAGGTCTGACCTGTCGGCCACGATCCCCGATTTCATTTCCTTGGCCGAGGCTCAGATTGAGCGCACGCTGCGCACCCGGCAGATGATTGTGCGGGCCAATGCGTCTTTTGACCAGCAGTATGGGGCGCTGCCTGCCGACTTCTTGGAGGCCAAGTCCCTCAAGCTGACCAACACCAACCCGCCGACGCCTTTGTCGTTTTTGACGATTGACGCGCTGGACCAGCAGTCATCCACCTACACGGCCAGCGGCAAGCCAAAGTTTTTTGGCGTGGTGGGCAACCAGTTGCGCATCCAGCCAACACCAGACGGCACATACACGACCGAGTTGACCTATTTCGCAAAGTTAACAAAGCTGTCAAATAGCGTGACCACCAACTGGCTTTTGGCATCAAGTCCAGACATTTATTTGTATGGTGCGCTGCTGCAAGCTGCGCCATATTTGCAAGACGATGCGAGAATTCAGACATGGGCAACGCTGTACGAGCGTGCCTTGAATGATCTACGCACAGCCGATGATCGCGGCGCATCTTCTGGTGGTGTGCTGCTGACCCGTGCAAAAACTTTTGGATAAGGAATAGGCCATGTCATCTTTTACCGACCACACCGAAAGCCTGGTGCTGACCTGGCTCCTGACCAACGGCACAGCCACTCGCCCGACAGCCTGGTATGTCGGTCTGTTCACGGCAGCGCCTTCTGACACAGGCGGCGGCACTGAAGTGTCCGGCAGCGGCTACGCACGCAAGGCCACTGGCACGATGACCATCTCCGGCACATCGCCCACCACGGCCACCAACGCTGCGGCCATTGAGTTTGATGCAGCCTCTGGCGGCAACTGGGGGTCCATTGGCTGGGCTGCCATCTTTGACGCCTCCACAGGCGGCAACATGATTGCTTGGGCAGCTTTGTCAACAGCCCGCACCATCAACGATGGCGATGTGCTGCGCATCCCTGCTGGCGACCTCGACGTCACTTTGACATGACATGGCAGCTTATGGCTCTGGCCCATACGGCGGTGGAAATTACTCCTATGGCGTAAGCCTCGGGGCTGCCACCTTTGCAGCCACCAGCGCGGTGGCTGTGGACGCAAAACGCATCTGTACAGGTGCGTTTTCTGTTTCCGCTGTCAGTACGGCAGCGGCTGCGGCCAATGTGGTCAAGTCGGCATCCTTTAGCGTTTCTGCCAGCAGCGGCGCATCGGCATCTGCACAGCGTGTGGCCAATGCGGCCGCTACGGCCTCCAGCGCCAGCAGCATGGCCGTGTCGGGTGTTCGGTATGCCATAGGTGCGGCAACGGCGGCATCGGCCTCTGGGGCGGCTGTGTCGGCGCTGCGCGTGGCAATTGCCAGTGCTAGTGCTGTGGATGCCAGCGCGATGGCCGTGAATGCGGTGCGTGTGCCGCTGGTGCACATCCTGATTGAAGACTTTGCCGAGATGACGGTCAGCACTAGCGTGATCGTTAATCAGTCGGTGGTGATGGCGGCAACGTCCGGCATGGATGTGTCGGCGATTCGCAAGCGGTCAATTGCTGCTGTGATGGCTGCACAGTCTTCCATGGTGGTGGATGCTGGCCTAAAATGGGTGGCAGAACCCGATACATCAGAAACCTGGTCAGCGATCAGCGACAACAGCGAAAGCTGGTCGCCGATTGATGACACATCAGAAACCTGGTCTGCGGTCAGTGATAACAGCGAAAGCTGGACACCTATCGCAGACAATAGTGAAACTTGGCAACTTGCCGCATGAGGTGAAACATGGCTGACTCCACAACCACAAACTTGTTATTGACCAAGCCCGAGGTCGGTGCATCAACAGATTCCTGGGGCGGCAAGATCAACACCGACTTAGACACCATCGACGCCATCTTCAAGGGTGATGGCACTGGAACATCGGTGGGCATGAATGTCGGCTCTGGCAAGACGCTGAGCGTGGCTGGGACA